GGACCCTGCGGCACGGTCGGCACAACGATACCGGCACCCGATGCCACAATGTTGACGTTGCCGCCCTGCGTGATCGACTGCAAGGGGGTGTCAGCCAGAAGCGCGCCCGACTGCGCCGGATAACCCGTTGCCGCCGATGCAAGGCCCTGAGCGATAAGTGCAGCCTCGGTAACGCTGTCGAAAATGACCGTGGTGGCTGCGGCATAACCCCCGTAGGGGCGAATAAGTGTAACTGCCATTGTTCCAATCCTTGAAAAGGGTTGGGGCGAGCCACGATGACCCGCCCCGAATTTGCAAAAGCGTCAGGTGGCGTACAAGCAAGCAAGCTCGGGATAGGTCGCAGCCCATCCGAACAGCACGTCCATACGCATGATGCAGTTGTCGTTGATGCCGTCGTAGAACTGCGTGACCTTGAGGTTCATGCCCTTGTACGATTCCATCGCAACATCGAGCACGCCGGTTTTGGGCGGCTCCCACATCGGAACCATTGCCAGCGTGAACGCATCTTTGTGAAACGCAACGTTGGTGTTGTACGAACCCGACGCAGTGCCAAAGATCGTGATGGTGGCGCTGTTGGCAGGCGAGGCGGTCACGTTCTGGAACGCGCCCGACGTTGTGATCGCAGGCGAGATGCTGAGCGAGGTTGCCCCCGAAGCAGCGTCTGCCGTGACGGTGAACTGCGCAAGCGTGCCGGTTGACTGACGCGACTGCGGGTTGACCGCGTTGACGCCAGCAAACGTCACCTTGGTGCCGCGCGTGACCGTGCCGTTCAGGGCGTTGACCGCAATGGTCGCACCCGTCTGACCCGCACCGTTGACAGTGTTGGTGGCGACAACGGCCGTGCCGTTGGTCTGGATTGCAACGTTCTGGTCCATCGCGTAGCTGATGCCGAGCGAGTCAACCATCATGCCCGAGCCGAACTGCTTGCTGATCTTGTCGCCGCTGTTGAACAGACCGGCAAAGCCCTGAATGAGCGAGCCGTTCAGCGCAGGGTTGGAGATCAGCGAACGCTGACGGTCGCGCGGTGCGCCCATTTCGTCCAAACGCTGGTTCAAGCCGGTGACAGCGGCAAGCGCGAGCGCCTGCGTGGTCGGCAGGGTGCCAGGCGTACCAATCGTGTTGAAGGTCGCCGTGCGGGCAAGGTCGAGGCCCTGACGGTCGATTTCGTTCACGACAGTTGCCATTGCGGCCTGCAACTTCTGATTGAGCTGCTGCAACGAAAGCGTGCGCTCAAAGCTGTTAAAGTTGAGATCCACACCGCCCTGCGAGAGCGTCAGCGGAACGGTCGTCTCGACAGTTGCCTGCGGGACGGAAACGCGGCCAGCGCGGTAGGTGTAACGCGGCGGCTTCTTGATGTTGATTGTCGCACCTGGCGAATAGCCGCGCGACTGATTGCCCTTGAACTCGTCTTCCCAATCGCGATTAACGCCACCGGCAAACGAAAGCATGTTCTCAAGAACCATCAGCGCCTCTTTGGCGACGATGCTGCAAGTTACGAGTGTATTCGACACAGTGAATTATCCTTCAAAGGGAACCACCGTCATCACGACGGGGGACCGGTTATTGTCTTGGGACTAGAGATTAGCCCCCATTCTTTTGCGCTCCGCGATGTAGTCTTCCATGCTAGCTGTAGCGAGGTTGACACGTCCCGTTGCGCCAGTTGTTAGCGGCGTGATCGGAGCGGGAGCCTTGCTTACCGGCTTGGGGGCCGGCGCATTGTCCAACTGCGATTCCAGGCGACCCAATTCCAAAGCGGCGCGCGTCGCACTCATGTTGTTGAGATCGGCGGCGAATGATGGATTGCGTGCCAGATGATAGGCCAATTCGGGACCGTGCTCGCTGTCCAGCAAAGCGTCGCGGACATGTTCCGAAACGGGAACATCGGACGAACCGACCACGGTGTCATAGTCGGCAAGCTTGGACTTAACGGCCTCTTGACGATCCGCCCAATTCGATTGCCGGTGCATCGTCTCCGCGTTTTGAACCGCTTTCACGGACACGTCGCGGGTCTTTTGCTCGACCTTCCAATCGGTCAACGCCTCCACATAGTCGGCGTAATCATCAAACTGGTCTGCGGTTGGCTTTGCGGCAATCTCTGCCGATGGTTGCGCCGTTTGGGTGGCGAGACCCTTCCAGTATTCGGCGCTGCGCTCCGCTTCTCGGCGTGCGCGCGTTAGCTCGTCAATGCGGGCCTGAACCCCCTTAAACTTTCCCTTGTCATCGCGCAAGGGCTTCTCTTCGTCGTCGGCCTTGGATTCCTCTGGCTGGGCGTCGTCGGGCGTCTCGACGGCTGTATCGACGTCGGCAACGGTAATCGTTTCCTCGGTCGGCGTGTCGGCAATCGGTTCTTCAATCGTTGGCGCGTCTGTCGTCACGACGATGCTCCTTCAGGGGCGAATGCGGTCCCGGCATCCGGTGCGGGTTGCTGCGCCTGCTGTTGGGCGTCCTGCGCCATGTCAGCGGGCGATTGCTCATAGCCCTGCGCGATGGGCGCGGGCGTGTCGGGATGCTCGGGATCAGCCGCCGCAACGACTGCCGCGGTGTGCGCCAGCATCGGTTCGATCCGCGCCAGCAACAGTTGCACCATGCTCTTCAGCTCGGTGTCGTCCAGCTTGGCCTCGGCGTTGATGCGGGCGATCTCAATCCGCGTATCGGCCTCGCGCTGCGATTGCTTGTCGCCGCTCTCGAGCTTTTCCAATTCGCCCTGCATCTGCTCAAGCGCCTGGTCCATCTGCCCGATAAGCTGACCCGCCTGCGTCTTGGGGATCGGTCCCTTGGCAGTCTGGACCATATCCTCGTCGTCGTCCTTTGCCCCCGGAGGCGCAAGACGCTCGGCAATCTCCTCGGCTCCCGGCCAATCAAACGACTTGACGATCAGGTCGCCCGCCTTTTCCCACAGCACGGGATAGGCTTGTCCGGTCGCGACCATCTGGTCGGCGGCTTCCTCGCGCAGTGTCGAATAGGCAGGCCCAGCCTTGACCACGACGTCATAGGTGCCGACCGTCATGTCGTTCAGCACGCGCTTGATCGCGCCGGTTTTCTTGTCAGGCTCAGGGTTCGGGTTTGGCGCGTTGATCTTGACGTGATCGGCTGAGCCATCGACACCAAGAATGCGTGACACGCGCTCCGTGTCATAGACATACTTGAACCCGCTAACCATTGTGCGGCCAAGGTGGCGGATCGCGCGGCCCAGATTGTCAGCGATGTGGAAGTTGGCAATTTCGCCCTGCGACTGCCGCGACTTGATCGCAATGCCCGACGTCTCGTTCGACCTGTTGCCCAGTGAGGCGTCGTAGATGCCCGTCACGGCCTTGATGTTGTCGCGCGCGATGCCCGCCATAGCGATATAGCCCGAAGGCACGTCTGCCGGTGCCTGGCGCTGCGGTGCCGGCGCTAGCGAGCCGTCAATCGTGACGGGGTTGTATTCGAGATATGAGAAACTGCGCGTGTTGGCGTTGTTCCAATCTTCCTCGACGCCCTCAAACTGGCCCAGCGCGCCGATATACGGGGTCTTAGTGCGAAGCGCGATCTCCTCAGTGGCGCTCGTCAGCCAGTAATCATACATTCGCACCGGGTCTTTGGCGTTGCGGATCATGCCCATGCGCGTGACGTCGCCGTCGATGTCGATCTCGTCGCCGTACACAGGGAAGACAGGAATCCAGTCAAACGGCACCTGTGCGCGTTCAAGTATCTCCTTGCCGGTCAGCTTAAACCACATGATGCGCTTGACGAACGTGGGCCGCGTATCAATCGGATACACACCGGGGGCGAGCGGTGTCTTGTCGGTTGAAAGCTGCGTCTTGCCGTCGGAAAGCCGTACCAGCGTCGCGGGGATATGCTCGACGCGGTAATACTCGGCAACGCGCACGTCGTCCGCGCCCTGCCAATCGGTTGCACCGTCGCCCACGCCTCGCCCGATAGCGTCGTAATCCGCCGTCGCTTTGGGATAGAGCCGCTTGAACTCCATCTTCGACACCTTCGACGTGACGAACGCATATTGCATGTCGCTGCCGTCCGCTTCCTGCGCGGCGGGGTCGATGTAGATCGTAAACGGATTGCGCACCCGCTTGATCTTCATCACCTGATCAAATGACATGGGGTCGCAGTATTCGGTGATCAGGCGGAAAAAGCCGAACCCGATGGACGCCGCGCTTTCAGTTGCCGTGTCATAGGCCGCGTCCGCGCCGCTATCGTATTCGATGTGCCGGCACATGCCCTCGATGACCTCGGCGGTGTCAACGTCCGCGTCGTCGTCAACCGGGTGAACGTGGATCGACTGCCGGTTCTGCCGAATGTCGTTGGTGACCTGGTGGATCGTCGCGGGCAGCGTGTTGACTGTCAGGCAGGGCCGTCCGTCTAGGTCGCGGTTCTGCACTTCGTCCGCGCGCCAATGCTCGCCGTTCTTAAACTTCAGGTCTTCGAGCGCAAGGTTGCGGTCGGTGTCGGTTGCCTGAATGCACAGCCGCAGCCTGTCACGCGCCTCCGCGATGATGTCGTCATTGTCGGTTGCCATCTTGTCGGGATCGGCGCGCGTATCGCTCATGCTGGTTGCCTTGCTAGTGCGCCGACGAAAGGCCGCGTCATTAGCGGCGGGTCGGACTGGATCGGCAGGAAGCCGAACTTCATGTAGAATTGTGACAGCGCGCGCACGTCGAGCGGGCCGTCGTCGTCCGGTTCAACCGCCAGGAACAGGAACGTCTGCGCAATGTCAGCCTCGACGCATACCGACAGCATCAGGTCGCTTGCATGGCCCTGTCCGCGCTTGTCCGGCATTGTCCGCAATCCTCGGACCTCGACCACCTTGCCCCGCATCTTGAGCGGTAGCGCGGTCGGCACCGCCAGCTTGAGCGATGCGCCGTCGTTGGTGCGCGGGCCGTATTTCATGCCGCCCACGACATGCGGGGACGTGACGGGCGCGGCTTGTGTGTGACGACCTTGGCGCGGCGCACACCCTCCATTGCGTAGCGCAGCGCGTCGATCATGTGGTTGTCCTTGTCGGACAGCACCGGCAGGACGAGCGAGGTGAGCGGATCGACCTTGTACGAATACAGCGTCAGTTCGTCGATCAGGTGCTGGCAGCGCGGATGCACGATGATGTCGAACGACTTGAGAAACTCGACGCCCTCCTCGACCGAGCGCGCGCCTTTGACCGCCGACAGGATCTTGGGGAAGCCATTGTTGCGCAAATGGCTGATTGTCTCAGGCCGCGAGCTGTCTGCAACCATCGGCCATTTCTCGGCCTCGGGAACCGACATGAACAGCGTGGGGAGGTTCGTGATCTCGCAGCCGATTTGATAGGCTTCGTAATCGACGTACAGGTTTTGGCCGACCGTCCAGCATCGCACCAGGCATGACGGATCAATGCTAAAGCCGAAGTCCGCGCCAATGCGGAACGTCGCGCCAACCGGCGGCTCGCATTCCTCGATGCGCCAGTTGCGGAAAACGCGCGCCTCGCTGTTGCGCTGGTATTCGCCCAGCCAGATATGCGCGAACTTGTCGGGATCGCGCGCGCGGTCGTATTCGATCTCGCCGCTAAGCACGTCGGGAAGCCACGGATTATCGCGGTAGTTGACTTGCAGCACGATAGCATCGGGCGGCGGCGCGGCGCTGCGTAACAGCTTATCAACCGGATCGGTCTCTAGGTTCGGGTTCCAGGTGAACCACAATTCCGACCCCGGCTTGCGGATTGTCGGGCGCAACAGGTCGAGCGAGCGTTGCGATAGCGATTGCGCTTCCTCGACCCACGCAACGTCATAGCCTTCAAGCGACTTGATGCTGTCGGCGGTATGGTTCTGCATACCTTGGAAGATGATAACGCCGCCGTGCGGTGCCTTGATCAGCGACTGTTGCACGTCGAACAAATGCCCGACGCCCATTGCCTCAATCTTCATTTCGATCAGTTTCTTGACCGATTGCGCCAGCGACTTTTGCACTTCGCGGATGCAGACCGCATCGGTCTTTTGCATGATGCAGCGTTCGATGAGCGCCTCGGCCCGTTCGTGCGACTTGCCCGATCCGCGCCCGCCGTGAACGCCCTTGTACCGCGATGGCTCTAGCAGCGGCAGCGCCCAGCGCGGCGTGTCGATGACAAGGTCTTTAAGCACCGACCACCCGGCGCGTGACGGTCTCAAGACCAATCGTTCCGCTGTGCTTGTTGTCGGTATCCACCTTGTCGCGCCAATCGTCGCGGAAGCGGTTCTTCATCTGGAAAATGTAGCTGGTGGCGTTGTAGCCCTCGCATCCGCCGAACGTCGCAATGCGCCCGTTATTCTCCCACCACGCCTGCGCTTTATCGAGGCCACGCTTTACGGCGTCGGAAAATTCTTCGTTGTCTTTGCGCCAATCGTTTAGCGTTTCGCGAGACACGTCGAGGTCGTTTGCCATTTCGGCAAGGGTCTTGCCTTCCGCGCCGGACGCAATCACGCGCTCGCAGAACGCCGGATCATATTTGGAAGGTCGGCCCGCACCCATGCGCCAAGCCTAGTAAGCACAAAAACGCGGGCCGAAAGGTTGTATTAAATCGCTCCAAGGTTTTTTAGATCGCGGGCAATGCGTTGAGCGTCGCGGAAGCTGTATAGCCCGCAACGCCTGGCAACACGCGCCCACGGTATGCGCTGGCCCTGCTCTGCTTCTGCTGTCAGCGCCTCAAGCACTTGCTTGCGTCGATGCGTCTTCAGTCCTGCCGGTCTACCCCTCATTGTGCCCCCTCCGCCAACGCCGCGTCGATCATGGCCCGCCAGATGTCCGCCCTCGGACTGCCGCCCATCTCGTACCCTGCCTTGACCATCGCAGGCGTCGGCTCGCGCATCGCAGCGATCGCGGCTCGGGCGTAATCCTCGTATGTCGCCGTCAGGTTGTCGCGCAGTGCCCAGCTGGCATCGGCCACGCGATCGAGCATTGTTTTGTCGGTCATGCTGCCGACCTCCAAATCATAGGACAGCAGGGGGTGACACGCAGGGCCGGACACCCGGACAGGGTATATATACCCCTGTCCGGGGGTATCCGCCTGTCCGGCGTGTTGTCCGGATAACACGCCCGCACCTGTCCGCAGGGTGTCCGCTTACCTGTCCGCCGCGTCGTGCTTATGAGTTTATCCATACAAAATCCCCATGTATGCCAATGATTTGCAGCTTTTGCAGACGCTCGCGGTAGCGGCGGATAGTGCGCGCTAGGGTGTCCGCGTCCTTGTCCGGTCCGACCATTGCCGAGGTTGTCCGCGACAGCCATTCGGACACCCTCACAACACGGGTCGGACGGCCTCCTAAAAAGGCGTTTTCGGGCACGTTGTGATCGGCATATCCGCCCGCCTGGTCGATCGCGATTTGGAGCTGATCAAGCGCAATGCGCTGGCCGTCTGACAGCTTTATCGACGGGCCGGTCTGCATCAATTCGGTGTCGCTGGGCACGACAATGCACGACGTTACGGGGCGCCCTTTTTCATCCTCGCCAAGTTCGACCACCTGCAACGTGAATAGCGCGGGCGGTCCTGCCTCGGCATCCTTTTGCTTTGTGACCTTGGCCTGCTTTATGCCGCCCATGTCCTCGACCAGCAGGATAGTGTCGCAAGCGCCCCACAGCGACCCGTGACCGCGCGGCGTCTCATTGGCGCTATCTTTAGGCCGGTGATGAATAACCATCGTCGTGCAGTTAAAGCGCGCCTGGATGTGCCCGACGTTGTTGACATACGTCACCATGTCCGAACCGATCTCGTCGCCGCCGCCAAATGTTCGCGCAAGGGTGTCAATGACACACATGGCGACCGGCAGGCCGTAGCGTTCTGCCGCGATCTCGATCGTCTCCATGACCTTTTCGAGGTCGCCGTGATCGTGCAGTAGGTTCACCTCGACGGGGATTAGCGCAAAAGGCATTTCAGACATGCCGTGGTGCGTTTTGAAGGCCGTCACGCGCTGTCGAAGCCCGCGCTGACCCTCTGCCCCAATATAGACGACAAGGCCCTGCTGGACGTCCCTGTCGCGCCATTTGGCCCCTTGCGCGACGTGCATCGCCATATCGAGCGCAAAGAATGATTTGCCGCAGCCAGGATGCCCGTAAACGAGGCACAAAGCCTGCGCCGGGATCATGTCATCGACCAGCCAGTTGGCCTCTAGCTGCGGGTGGATCTCGTCGAACCATTCAAGCGGCAGCGGCGATTGACGGCGCACGGATAGCAACCGATCAAATACCGCCTTGACGTCATCTGGCCCGAAATGTCCGCACTGGTCGTTAAAGTCCGAGCCTTCAGTGCCTGCCATGTCCGGCGCGGCAACCAATGCGCCGTGCTTTGTTGCTAGGTCATGCGCCAGTTCGACCGCGTCGGTATCGGCGGCAATAATGACGCGGTGCGTTTTGCTGTATTCCTCGACCAGGCGCGCAATGTTGCCTTTGCTGAACGCGACGACCACGCCGAGGCCGGTCACTTCGTTGATCGTCGCGCATGTCGCAAAGCCTTCGCCTATGACGATAGCCTTGCCTAGTTCGCCGATGACGTAGCGCCCGCCCGCAACCGGCGCGCCTGCGTGAAATAGCTTGCGTTCGCCCTCGGCGCTCGGGATCGCTTGCACAGACTGAATCGCACCGGCTGCGTCGGTGACGGGTATCAGCAGCCACTGGCCCTCTTGCCGAGCGCCGTGCGGCGCAATGTTTTTCCGGTCGAGATAGGGGTGGCTCGCGCCATTGACGGTCGTTGCCTTTTGCCAGCGCCGATCGGCCGTCGCGGATGCTGCCGCCATATTG